AGTCTGTGTACTTTTAAGCATTGCCATTTGTTGTTCGTTGCTGAGTTCTTGACCAGTAAGTGCTGCTCTAACTTGAAGATTGGCAATAGCTGTTTGTTGGGTGTTATTAAGATTTGCCAAATCAATCTGCATGTTTTCAGCAGATTTCTGCATAGCAGCCTGTTGCTTGTTATTTAAGTTAATATTATTAACTTCTGCATATCTGGCAGCATTAGAAAGTGCTACTTGTGAAGCAACATCTAAATTCTTAGCTTGCATAGCAGCTTTAAGCTGAGCGTTAGCAAGAACAACAGCTTGTTGATTAGACAGGTTTGCACTTTGCAACGCAAAAGAATTAGCACTATTTTGCAAAGCTGCTTGTTGTCTAGCGTTCAAATTTGCTAGTTCAAGGTTTTGACCAGCAGCAGCATTAGCCAAAGCTGTCTGTTGTCTATTACTCAAGTTTGCCAAATTCATAGTGGCAAATGTCTCAGCATCTTTAGCTGCAATTGGTGTAGCACTTTCCATTGCTGCTTGAACAATGGCAGCACCAGCCATAGAGCTACTACCCAACCCTCTAGCAGCCATAGCAGCATTAGCTGTTCTAATGGCCCCAGCAGCCCATGCAGGAGTGCCATTATTAAACTGAGCCATAAGACTACTAAGCTGTCCTTGAACAGTGCTGGCAGCGTCTACAGCACCTTGTTGAGGACTTGCCATTACCTGACTAAAGCTTCCCTGTTGAGCCACTGCTACAGAGGCTGCATCAAGGGCAGTCATTGTTGCTGCTGTTGCTTGAACAGCGTCTTTAATTTGTAGTTTTTGAGCGTCTAAATCAACAAGCTCATTAGCTGTAATGCTTCTTGTAGCTCCTTCAACAGTAGAAACTCTTGTTGTGGTGGCTGCTTGTGCTGTTGGTGTCACTGCTGCTTTAGCGGCATCTTCAACTTTAGTAGCGTCTAAGTCAGCAATTTTAGTAGCTGCTAAATTGTAAGTATTGGCTGCTTCAGCTTCTGGAGTAGTACCAGTAAATTGAGCAGCAGTAGTTTCAAACTTTTTATCTGTAGTTTGTGCTGCTGCTGAAGGAACATTAATATCAGCCCTTGTGGCTGCTTTTGCTTTTTCAGCTTCAGTTAAAACCCTATCATCCGGTTCTGCTACTTCTGCTGCCGTTCCTGTAGCAGCAGTTGCAAGAGCTTTAGTAGAAACTGTTCCTGTTTGCGGTGTTACTTTTGCTCCCCCAGAAACTGTTCCAACCGCTGCTGTTTGTTTATTTTGTGCGGTTTCAAGAGCTGTTTGGGATGAAAATGCTGTAGCTGGAGTTGCACTAATCGCTCCCGGACCTCCCGCCGAAGTTGCGGCTGACTCAGTTGGTTTATTGGCCTGTGTAGCATTAGCATCTGCTTTTGTTGCTGTTGCCTCCAAATCTTTTGTATCAGTTTGTTCAGCAGTAATTTTAGATACTCCACCAATTTTAGGAGCGCCAGTAGCAGCGTCTACACTACCAGCAGTGCCGGGAGTAAAGCTACCAACAACACCAGCAGTACCGCCAGTTGTTGTGGTCTTTGTTGTGTCAGTTGTTGTCGCTAGGCTGGATGGAGGACCAAAAGTTGTCAACGTAGTGGGTGATGTTGTACCGCCAGTTGTTGCGGCCTTTGTGCCGCCAGTGGTTGTCCCTGTCGTACCGCCAGTGGTTGTCCCTGTCGTACCGCCAGTGGTTGTTCCAGTTGTTGTGGGGTTCGATAGTATTAATCTTGTGCTAGTTGGCTCGGTTACACTGAATAATGGATTATTCGGGTCTGCTCTTAAGGCATTAAGGGCTGCTGTCATGGCCTGAGCGTTCATCCCTTCGGTATATTTACCATAGGATTTAAGCGCCATAATAGCTGTGTCGAAATCTAGCGTCCTGACATCACCACCAGCAGCAAACTTCTTTACCATCCCACCTTTACGCATCTTTGGTGTTAAAGCCGTAACAACTTTTCCATACTTTTGTTGTGCAGCAACATCTGACTCAAGAAATTTATCAAACATATTCATTGGGCCTTCATATCCCAATTTACGAGCTACAATTTCTTTTTGAGTTTCAGTGAAGTTTTGTTCCATCAGCTTAAAGCCTTGTTTTATTTAAACAACTTATCAATAACAAATGTAATTACTCCGCCTAGAAAAGAAGCAATAACCATACCTACCCAAAAACCACCTTTGCTTTTGTTGGCAAGTTCTAATAGCTGAGAAACACCTTCCTCAAGCTTATCCACTTTCTTTTCAAGGCTTTCCACTTTGGCTGTTAATTGTCCATAAGAAAAAGGATCAATTTCACTCATGTTAGTTTCCATCAAGAAAGCAGAGAAGCTTCAGCTTGTCTTCTCTTAGTTAGCCCTGCTAACACCCTACCAGCAGCTTTATTCCATTTCATTATTTCTTCTTGTGCTCCAGCCCAATCGCCAGCATCAATTCGTTTCTTTAATGTAGAAATCCTATAATTACCCACTCCGCAATTATACGCAAAACTAATAATTGCTGCATATTTACGGGCTTCTACTTTTAACAAAGAAGGAGAAAGTTTAGCCACTTGACTTGCAAAATAAAGAAGATGTTTATCAAGCTCTTCTTGTGCTTTCTTTTCGGTCCATACTGTCTCAGGCGTTATATCAGATCCGGTACAGCCCCACCCAATAGTATAAGGATGTCCTTTAGTACCGGGATCTGGATAGGCTTTGCAATCACCATTGGAAAGTCTTTTAGCATAGCCTTCAAAAGGCTTTACTAAGACGTTGGCAGCAATGGTGATCGCTTCTGTTGTCATAGTTGAACAAAAATATTTCTTTTAGAACAATTTACAGACTCTGGTATTACTTGTAAATTCCACGGTACATGCATACCACATACTATATTGTTCTGTAAAGGAATAATGTGATCAACATGCCACACCCCCCCAACAATTTGTTCTCTAAGTTTAGCCAAAGAATAAGCTTCTTCAATCATCCATTTGTCATCTTCTGTTAGCCATTTAGGGCATGCTTGTTTTTTTGTAGTTAATCTACGCATAACATAAGCGTTTACTTTGTCTTTATTTTTTGTTTTCCACACTGAAACACTAGTCTTTACATTCTCTTTATTTACTTGATAGCGAGCAGAAGCTTTCTTTGATATAATGTCTTTATTATTAATATAGTATTGTTTTTTGTTTTCTTTAATAGCAAACATATTGTTTTCTCGGTACAACTTATCTGCTAACGCTTTCTTAATTTTGTTTTCTGGTTTATTTGCGTTACCTTTCTTTTTTATTTTCCACTCATCTGTTTTAACATATTTTGTATTAGCATCTTTATAACACATTTTACACCAAGAGTCAGGCTTTCCTTTTCTTAGATAGAAAAACCCGACATCTTTTTGTTCTTTACATTTTGAACAGACTTTCATTTTGTTGCATTATATTTTTCAATAGGTCTTCCAACAAAATAAAAAGAAATGACCATATTAAACAAAGCAAAATCATCTGTTGTCCATACAGCCGTAATTACATTTGTCCAGTCTGCTCCAGAAGAGTAAGCCATAGCCATAGCAGCAGCTTTTACAGCAGCATACATAAAGAACAAAGCCCATGTAATTCCGGGTCTAACTAGAGCAGAGACAGAAGAAACAAACCAGCCAGCTTCTTTAGCAGTGGTTGCTTGTTCTTTAAAGGCTTCTTTAATTGCGTCTAGCTGATTAGAAGAATAGTCAACATACTTCTCTTCCATCTTAAACTCACCACGCATCTTCTCCAAATCAGTTTGGAGAGTGAACATGGAAAGCTCATGGCCCCTTTCGTTCTTCTTATCAAAATACTTTAGAACTTCTGGTGCTAGACGAAACAAGCCACCAAAAAGACTACCTAACAAACCACCACTAAGCATTTCTAGCATAAAAGGCTCCGTTATTATCTAAATTTTTTAGTTTTCTTAGCAATAGCTTTTGGTTGAGCTACAAATTGTTTACCTTCTTTCTTACCTTCTCGCTTTGCGCGAGTTGTTGCTGCATACTCCGCATTACTAAGGCTTTTAATTGCTGCTTTTGGTAAATATCTTTCACCAGTTTCTGATGACTTTTTACCAGACTTAGTGGTCCATTGCTGATCTCCCCAATCTTTTAAAGATTGCTGTGAAGGTTTCATTTCTTTTGTTTGGGTGGTGTGTGAGTTAACACTTTACTTGTTGCAGTGTGCTTTGCCCCTGTCATCAAAACACTACCTGCTTTGTGTGTCTCACCTTTGTACACTTTACCGTCAGGTAAATAATGTGTTTTATTCTTGCTCATGATTTGTATCCCCCACCAGCAGCTTTGTATTTCTTGGCAACAAGCTGAGCTTTTCTAGCTGACCATTCACCAGCACCAGTACCCATAGTAGCAGCAGCTTTTACATCAGCTACAATTTTCTTACGCAATGTAGGCTTTGTATAAACATTAGCTTTTGTAGCCATCACTTATCCTTCATCTTATTAATAATTTCAAAAGCAGTTTTTACTTTCTCTTCTAAAACTGCAACGCGCAGGTCAAGTTTAGATAGTACAATAATAAGGGTTATAAAACCCAATAATATCGGCCATGCTTTAAGAAAAAGTTCTGCAATTTCCATTATTTCCTCGCCATTCTGTCTTCAATGATGCTGATATTTTTCTGATTCTCATGAATCATATCTCTATTCCGCTGTATCTCTTTTTCTAAGTCTTGACGCAGCTTTTCTCTAGCAAGTTCAGCACCACTATTAGTGGCTTGTTTGTTATCGCTAGTAACAACTAAACTTATTTTAGCATTAAGGACAGTGACATCATGTGTCAATTTATCTAATGCTGACATTAAATAAACAACACAAGTGAAAAGTATAGGCAAAACAGCAAAAGCTGTTTTCTCAATAAGTTGAGATTTTGCCTCTAACTTTTCAGTCATATTAACTATTCCAAGGCAACGCAGGAGTAATGACAGGTGGATTTTTAGCGTTGTCAATCTGCGCCTGCACAGCGGCCTCGGCAGAATCTTTGTCTACACCAGATGACCAGATCCAGCCAAGCACCATGTCTTTAGTCAGATCTGCGTAGGGCGTGTAGGGCGTATCAGCTACATAGGTAACTGAGCAGGTCGAGTAGACCGAACCATTGTAAGTGCCGTCTGTGCCGGAACAGGTCCAGTGAACGGTGAACACTACGTCAGTCTGATTGTCATACTGCGGGTAGCAGTCGAGTTGGGATACGGTCCATGTGAAAGTAGTCATAGTTTATTCTCCAGTTGAGTGATACGGTCAGTGAGTGATTGAATGAGAGCTTGCTGTTCTTGAATTGCTTTTACAAGTGTTGGTATAAGATCTGCATTGACTGCTTTGTATGGCTCTTCGCCTTCTGGAGCGGGGTCTGCCCATGTATCAACCATGTCAGGGAATACTTGCCCAAACTCTTGAGCAATCCAGCCACGGTCATCTTTTTTGTCTTTACCTTTACCAGCTTTCCAGTCAAACTTGCGCGGCTTGAGAGCCATCACTGCATTTAGTCCGTCATCCAAATCACGGATGTTTTCTTTCAAACGAACGTCAGAAATTGCAGTAATAGTTGTGCTTGTAGCGTAGACAGTGCCGCCCATCCCAACATAGAACCGCGCTGCCCCCGCACCCGTAGAATACACATACAGGTTTAAGTCACCATTGACGGACGATGACCTTGCACAAGTAACCGTTCCATTGGAATATGCAGTAAAGCCAACAGTCGTATCGCTTGCGGCGGTTCTCCCCACCAGCAGGTTGCCGGAGGAGTCGAGGCGCATTCTTTCATCTGGAAGCGCCGAATTGCCCTCGTTTGTAAAGTTACCCCCTGCGCCACTAGTTGTTCTAAAGATCAACACTGCACCAGTGTTTGTGCCACCTACTCCAACAGCAGTGCAAGTAATACCTGCTGTATATGAAGGGTCGCGGACATCACGATATGTCGAGAACAGAATGCCACCAGCAGGAGTGAGTGTACCGGCGGTAGCCTGAGCACCGTTTTGGTTTTTAATTACAAGATAAGCACCACCAGCCGCCGTTGTTCCAGACCGTTGAATAATTATCGACGAGGCTGCGGTATCGGAACTTGTCGTCCCCACCAGCAAATTGCCGAGGGGATCGAGGCGCATTTGTTCGCTTAAAGTCGAGTTGCTTGAATAAATTGTGCCATTGTATGTGGCGCCAAAAGTTAACGCTTGACCAGTTGCCTGAATATATCTTCCTCCATATCCAGTGTTGTCATAGAACGTGTCTTGCAACAAGATACCAGATTTTGCAGATGCGTCTGCATAAGGGCCTCGCAATAACAACCAAGAGGAGTATGCACCGCCTAAAAAGTGGGCGTAAGCCCTTCCTGCTGGGACGTTGCTATCGCCTGTAGGAAGTGCAGCACCTACAGGGCCAACTTGAAGGTATCCGTAACTACCTGAACCATAGCCGCCGCCTGTTGCAGGGTAAGGTGTAAGCCCCAAGCCGAAGACTCCCGGAGAAATAAATTGTGCCCACTCCGTAGATGGGGTTCCAATCTTAATTGCGCTCGCTGTGGCAATACACAGGCTGTTGGCATCAGCACGAAGAACCGTATCTCCGGCACTGGAAGTCCACATGTATTGACCACTTGAAGCAGGACTATTAATAGCAAAGCTAGTTCCATTCGTGGTCTGAGTAAAACTTGCCAGCGTCGAAGCAGCAGCCCCAGTGGTATTGACCGTTAGTCTCCCTCCTGCACTTGTTGTCCCTAGCATCAAGTTGCCGGAGGCGTCAATACGCATGCGTTCGGTGTAACTAAAACCTCCGTAAGTGGTGCTTGGAGTTCCTGAGCAAGAAAAAACTAAATTTCCAGAAGCGGTAGTGTCTGTGTCGTGTGAAATTTTCCAACTTAAGGCTTGCGTCGCACTTGAATGTGTTGCGAGTTCAACTTGAGCGCCACTGTTTGAACTAGACGGACCAATATAAGTGCCGGACGGACCATAAGATGACGGAATAAATAGTCTGTCGTTGGAGAACGCTGCGCCCACTTGCAAACGATACCCCGGCGAAGTCGTCCCAATACCCAGATTCCCACTCGCATTCAGCGTCATCGCCTGTGTGAATGTGATTGCATTACCTGCTGTTCCGGAGGGGGCGTTGAACCAAGCGTGTGCTCCAGCAAGTAGGCGGTATCGGCTAGAAGCAACTCCCGCACCTTGAGATAGCCAACCGCCTGAATAGTAAGCGTTTGTTGTAATCTCAAAATCCGATGAAGAACTTGAAGAAAGAGCACCACCTGTAGAACCAACTTGCAATGCTTTATATGCCACCCAAGCACTCGGCGTAACCCCTAGACCAAGGTTGCCGGAGGAGTCGATTAAAACGCGAGATACGCCACCTGTTTCCAAAGATAATGGTTTTGGACTTCCTGCGCCAATACGGAAAGGATTAGAACTACCAGTTGAAGAGTAAATGTACCCAACTAAAGTTGATGCTTCGTTATATTGAACAAAATAACCATCAGAAGCAGCTTTGTTAATTTGAGTTGCGTTAGCTGAAGTAGTAGAAACATCCAACTTATAAGCAGGCGAACTCGTCCCAATACCCAGCCCCGTGCTGGTCAGGCGCATACCCTCAACTTGACCGCCGAGGTCATAATTCATTTGTCCAAAAATCAATTCCCCGGCAGAACTGTCTTGGATATAAGACGCTTTGTTTGCTGTGTTTAGATTGATGAGGTTGATGGTTGGTCGTGCGGAAGCAGTAGATGTATAAAGCCCAAGACCTTTATAAGTGCTTACAGACCCAACCACCAACCCAGTGCCGTCATAAGTCAGCGCCGACCCAGTAGCCAACACACTTGACGAGCTTGCGTAGACAACACCATTAGCAGTGAAGGATGTAAGTCCGGTCCCGCCGTAAGTTGTGCCAAGTGCATTTGTCAGGTTCAGCGTGTTCGCGGTCAGCGTCGTGCCGTTGAACGTCAGGTTTGCAGAGTCTTGGAGTAGGCCAGATGTACCAGCATATGTCACGCGACCAGAAGTCAACGAACTTAAAGTTAAACTAGCACCACCAATAGTGCCAGTTAGTGTGGGGCTTGCAGACATGACAACATTGCCTGTGCCTGTAATTGCATTGCTCACCAAACCTTTAGAGCCATCAGAAAACACAGCACGGGAGGCAGTGAGGCTAGAAAGAATAGGCTGTGCTGTAAATGTAGCCACACCAGTGACAGCCAATGTGCCACCAATGCTGGCATTACCAGCCAAGAACATGTCTTTAAACTTTAAACCAGAACTACCAATGTCTACAAAGTTTGTAGTTTTAGGAGCTACCAAAGTGGCAGAAATAGTCACATCTTGTGTAGGACCAAGCGCATTAATCGTAGCGCCTTCACTAGCTGTACCATCATGTTTATGTCCAGTGGACGCATTAAAAGCAGCTTGAACACCATCAAACTCTGCATCTAAATCAGCAGCATTAATTACGTTGCCATCAGCAATGTTATTAGTGGTATCTTTACGAACATATCCCGTCATAACTATTCCTTATCTTCTATCGTGTATGGCATACTCTAGCGTTGCAGCGTCCAGAGAAAACGGAGGGTCTTGACTATTAGAAACAAATTGTAATGATACAGAGAAGCCAGAACCAATAACCTGTGTTTGAAACTGCTTCTTAAGTTTATCACCATAAAGGGTGGCTCCATACTTAGCAACACTGCTTCCATAAAAACCTACACTACCTGCGCTGTTTGACAGCGTTATTGTTGGAGGCTGTACAGATCCTTGATCATCAAAATCTAGCTTTAAATTTACTGAGGTTGTAACAGATCCTTGTGGATCTGTGTAAAGATAAAGCTTATAAAAAGTCTTTCTTATTCTAAAATCATTAATAGGTATATATGGAGTGGCAAAAGAAGCAATGATATTACTACCATCAAAACTATTTCCCTGCTCCATTTCATACACATATCCATCATTATTAGCAAACACAATTGTTTCTGTTTGATTTTGATAATCACCGTCTGCTACATAACATTTAAACCCAACTATCTCTGCCCAAGCAATACCACCAGTGGCTTCAGGACTCATTTGTGTACCTAATATACCTTTAGCATTTGAAGCAGTAATGTTATCATTATAACCAAATACTCTATATTGTGACTTCTGTTTAATAACACAACTAGCAAATGAAGAATGGGCATTAATTAAAGAAGTTGTCTCAGGTTGAATTGATTTAGACACTACACCTAAATTAAAATCACCAACACGATCTGTAGCACTGAATAGTCTTAAACCTTCTGGGCCTAAGAACATAACATCACCACCAACTTCTTGGATGGTATCAGGAGCTACACATCCTACATTTTTAGTAATTGGCTGTAGAGAAAAATCTTGAATGCTTGTGCCAGTAAGTTGACTAATAGTTTTTTCTGTAAAAATTATTAGTGCCTCTCTAAATACAACAATTCCTGTAATTATCCCACCAACATTGATAATACCAGCGCCAGAAGCAGCAGTGAAATCATCGTCAGTATATGGAGCAGTGAATATAATGCTTCCATCCTTAACAAAAAACAATTGGTTCTTATGACTAACAACAAATTGAGCGCCTAAAATATCTGTTGTCTTATCCGATAACACTTTAAAAGTTGTACCATCATAAATGAATGGATAGTTTGTACCGTCCACCCCAACTATTCTTTCAGTGTTGCCAAGTCTATATTTACTAAATCTAGTTTTATAATTGCTTGCTCTATTAGCAGATAACCAAGTAACAGCAGCATTGTCTGCTGGGCTTGATGCTAATGCTGGATAGATGGAAACAGTGGCTGCTGTGGATGTAACAGTGGGGACAGCCAACACTGTATACACTTTCTCAATGCCAGCAATACTAAAAGTATCACCAATCTGTGGAGCTTTAGTCAACCCATCTATAGCAATAGTGCTTCCTGTTTGACCACCACCATTAACAAGCACTGTCCCATAATAAGGAACACTAATCTTAGTAAAGCCAGTGCCTGTAGTGCTATAAATGTCAGCATTTCTAGAAGCCACAACAGTGTTCTTCCAAGCAGCTAAGCCCTTCACCATGCCTGTATGAGAAGTGAATGTGACAGCAGCTTTATCAGCAGGACTAGAAGCTAGAGCCGCTGTAAGTGTAACAGTGGCTATTTTGTAAGTGGAGTCGTAAGATACACCAGCAACAGCAATTGTATAGGTTCCAGTAACACCAGCAATAGTGAATGTAGACCCTGCAACAGGAGCAGTTAAGATGTTAGATATAATGAGAGTAGTGCCTGTTTGTCCACTACCCTGCACTTTAGGATTGCCATAAGCAGGAACAAACGCACTATCGTATTTGTTATAGCCTTCAATACGCATATATCCACCGTCCACTGAAGGCTCAAAATTCTTTAAAAGTCTTGCACTACCGGGAGCTTGTGTTCCTTGCTGTAGCGGGGAAAGATTTGAAATCAATCCACCACGAAATTCAAAGGGGTACGTCTGCCACCCGTCAGCCATTATTTAACCCTATTTCCAACCCAACCAAAAGGTGTGGATTGTGTAATTGCAGTGGACTGCATATATACATATTTATTAATAAGAAGAATACGCATCTTTTTAATGCCTTCATCAAACTTAGTTTTAGCTAGAGTTGCTGCTTGCTCATTGCTTCTAAACATGTAAGCATGATACATAGCACCATCTAAAATCACTTGTTTAAATCGTTCAGGAATGGAAGGAACATCTGTATCACTAGAAAGATCTACAGGAATTCTGTAATATTCATAAGCAATTTCATATGCTTTATCTGGAGCAGGAACAACACCCCACTCAAGACTTGGGGCATGAAACACATAAGAAGGAACTTCACGATTAGAAGTGTCTGTAGAATATTCTTGATCTACGAAACGCTGTAAGTAGTCATCATAGGTAATTACACCTAGTCTAGCTGTATCGTTACCAAGTGTAGCGTCTTCTTTAATTCTAAAAGAATCAAAGTCAATGGTGCTTGCATCAGTAGGGAAAGCATATCTAGTTGTCCCTGCTGTCAATGTCTCTTCAGCCAACACATGATTGAAAGGCCATTCATAGTGAGTGTGGTTGATATCACGAATAGATGCATTTACAGCATCTTTAATATGTGCATAAAAACCTGTAGCATTGCTGAAGTTTGAAGAAGTAAGTTCTACTTCATTCAGTCTTCTATTCACTTCATTGGTCAACCCAATATAGTCATATGCCATATCATTGTTCCTTAACTCGTAAGCGAACCACTCGCTCTGCTATATTACCACTATTATCAGTGATACGGCAATAAATTTTATATTCAGTGTTGTTAGTGCCTAAGCCTAAATTAATTGTAGTGACACTACCAGAAATAGTCTGGGCTACATTTTGAATACCATTAACAGTATTACCTGCTGCGATGGTTGTCTTTGTGCCAGTGCTGTCATCTACAGACCAGACACATGTAGTAATTGTTGCTCCATTTAAAAATCTAGACCAGTCTACACTGTAGTCTAAAATTTCATCTGGATCTTTATTAGGCCATCTAAAAGACATTATCTAACCCCTATTCTACTAAAGCACTTCTATCAGCACTAGTAGATTTTCTATATGCATATGCTTGTCTAGGTTCAACAGTCACATATGATGTTCTGTCATACCTAGTAGGTTGTCTATCTACATACACTCTACGAGACTCAGCCATCACTAATACTGTTTTTTCTTTTGCTGTGCTCTGCCTTGCAACATACACAGTTCGTTTTCTGTCATATAAAGAAGCTACAGCAGCATAGTTAAATACACTAACTGTAACAACAACTGTTCCTACATCTCCTGTGGCAAACACACCATCAAAAGTGGGTATTGCATTGTTAGCTACTACTACATCACCAAGTGATGTTGTACCATATACACCAGATATTACTACTAGAGCCTGAGCTATTGCAGTAACGCTGCCTAAATCCCCAACACCTTCTACACCTACTAAGTCAGTAGTTGCTTTAGCTGCAACTATTACACTACCTAAGTATGTTGTAGCTTCCAATCCATCAACAGGAATTCTGTTAATAGATCTAACATCTACAATGCCTATTGCTGTTGTAGCTGATACACCTGACAGTACAGTTACTGCCTTAGCCACCACTGTAACACTGTCCACACTACCAGTAGCAGATACACCAGCTACCGCAGTAGATGCTTTAGCAATGGTAGTAACACTACCTATATTGCTTGTAGCTGTTGAGCCAGTTGGTGTAACAGTGCATCCTAAACTAAACGATACACCATCATTAACAGAACTAGTTGCGGATACACCAACAACACTAGTTACTGCTGCACCAACAACTCCAACACTACCAACAGCACCCGTAGCTGCTAAACTAACAACTACATGGTTAGCTTTACCAATAATAACAACATTACTATTTAATGTTGCTGTACCCTCCACCCCATCAGGTACATATGTAACATTGCTTATGCCGTAACGAGAAAC